TTAAAACTTTGAAGGATTTATATAAAACATATCAGGGGAAAGAAGCACAATTTTGGGAATGGGAACTAAGACAAGAAGCGATTAAGCATATTAAAAATAAAATTATAAGAACAACTTGGACAGCAGAAGAATTTATTGAATATTTCTTCAACATCACAGAGGAGGATTTGAAATGAGCGAGGAATTTAATTTAAAGAAGAAGAGAAAGTTGTTACTTAAAAATACAATAGAAGCGTTTAGTATTAATGCAATTACACTAGAAGATGTTTTTATAGAGGTTAAAAAACAAGACAAAGAATTTATTAGGAGATTGAAAGGAGAAATTATTGAAGGTTTAAAAAATTTAGAGGGATTAAGTGTTGTTAAAAGAATAGATAAACTTGCAGGGGAGAAGTTGAGATGAAAAAGGAAAAAGAATTAGAGAAAGAAATAAAGAAATTAATAGGTTATTTTGAGAATATGAAAAATTGGGCTATGAAAGGAAGATTACCGTACCAAGAGGGATGTGTAATTGATGGACATACAATATTAGATATGTATAGTGGAGTTAAAAGAATAAGTGAATTAAGTATTGAATTGGGTGTGATTAAAACACTGAAAGGGGGTAAGGCGTAAATGATAATAAATATAATTGATAGTGAGCATAAGGTTACTAAGGCGGGTGTGCCGTTTATGAGATTTGCAACCTCGCAGGGATGGATGAGCTGCTTTGATAAGCCAACCTACGAAGCTGTTAATAAGTGTGTAAATGGCTCAGCTGACGTTGAAGTATCGCAGAGTGGGAATTATAAGAATATTGCTAAGTTTTTGAAAGCTGTTACTGGCGAAGAAGGAGCTGTGGCTGTGAATGTTAAAACTAACGGGCAAAGCGCTATGTATGTTAGCTATGCTAAAGATATATTCTGTGCTATGCTGCCAGAAGCCGTGAAGAAAGAGATTGCAGGCCCAGAGGTGATGGAGATGAGCATAGATTTGGTTAAACAAGCTATGGCTGAGTTTTCATCATAATTGTTGTCTAACTAAGAGAAATTAGGGCTAAGTAAACTGTTGTTTGTTATTTAAATTAAAAGTTTATCTATCCCTAATTACAACCGCGCACATGACAACAATAATAAAAGATGAAAACGGCTTCATGCGTGATGAGATGCTTGTTTTGAACTTTGAACAAAGGAAATCAGTGGAACTTGATATGAAAGGATTGTGCGAACTGGCTGAATTGAATAGGGTTGAGGGTAGATTGAAAAGGATACTTCATTCTCTCGAACAAACAAAACTCTTATAAACTTTGATTTCTTCAGAAAGTTGCTCTTTCTGAACATGATTGTACGAACCTTTTGGTTGTTCGAGGGGGACATATTGTCTTTTGACCTGTGGGTTGCCTCAGGCCAAAAGGAGCAAAAACAAACAAAAAGACATATCAATCCTCATGCTTTGCATGACCGCTCCGCTGGATATGTAAGTCTTTTGTTTGTGTTTGGTTATTCGTATCCCCCCCTAGCCCCCCTCTGGGGGGAATGTGTGGCTCACTCCGTTCGCAGTATGATATGGGGCTCACTCCGTTCGCCCCGCTTCGCTCGGCTCCGCCTCGCTCCGCTGGGTAGTTATTGTTAGTGTGGATGTTGTTAATGTTAGGGTGTTATTAGTGTTAGGGTGTTGTTGGTGTAGTAGTGTTATAGTATGTGGTTATGTGTTAATGTGGTTATGTGTTTATGTATGGATATGTATTATGTGTTAGTGTGGTTATGTGTTTATTGTGTGGTTATGTGTTTGTTGTTTTGTTAGCGATTATTGGTTTGTTTTGTTTTGTTGTTATTCAGATTACAGCCAAAAATTTTTTAAAATATTCTAAGAAATAATTATTAAGAGAGTAGGGATTTTATGGTGTTTAGTGAAAAATATTTACCCTACTCCCAGTCCCCTTACCAGAGGATAATAACTGGAACACATAAAAGTATTTATACTTTATGATATTAAAATAACTATGAGTCTTAGAAGAGAATTATTATTTCTTAAGTTTATGTCTAAGAATTACAAATATTCTACTAATAAGCAGAGGGAATTATTAAAGAAAATAATCAGTGATAAAAGGACCAGAGAAGGTTTGCTGAATGGTTGATTGTATGTGCTCTCTACACATACAGGTGCCTTACCTATAGCTTACATCTTGAGCTTTATCAAGCGGGCCACCGGTAACAATCATAGACTTCTATATTCGGAATTCTATTGTTATCTTTGTTTTCATTAAATTCTTTTAAAAAATAAATACTTTTCGATAGTCTCTTAATAATCTTCTGATACAGAGAAGGCACACATTTATATAGTTTAATTATTTAATTTAAGAATGGATATCATAGCAGAAAGGCAAGCAATAAGAAGAAATAAAATTGATATGATAATGAAAAGCATAACTGATGCTCGGGAACAGGGGAAGGAAATTAATTATAAAGGAATTGTTTATGCAACTATGGCTAATTTAAATCTGTCTGATAGAACAGCTAAAGAATATGTTAATCTGGCTTTGTATCAATTAAATTTGGATAGGAAAGATTTAAATGCAATACGACTTGATTAAGCCATGGAATACTTTAGACGACTGGCAGAAAACTATTCTAAATACAAAAGGGCATATCTGTTTAAGGAGTGGGCGACAGGTAGGAAAAAGCACTATAATTTCAATAAAGGCAGGAGAGTATGCCATCCAAAATGGACACAAGAATATTATGATAATCGCAAGCGTAGAAAGGCAGGCACAACTTCTTTTCGAAAAGGTCTTGAGTTATATCTACGCCACAAGTAAGATTTCAATAAAATTAGGCAAAGATAGGCCAACAAAGCATAAATTAGTCTTAAAGAATGGCTCAGTAATTCATTGTCTCCCAACAGGAGATAGCGGCTACGGAATAAGAGGTTTTACAATCGACTTATTAATAGCAGACGAAGCCGCTTTTATCCCAGAAGAAGTATGGGTAGCTGTTACACCCATGCTAACAATTACAAAAGGGGATATTTGGCTGCTATCTACACCACATGGGAGAGCGGGATTTTATTATAGATGCTTTAATGATGAAAAATACACTTCTTTTCATATTTCTTCGGAAGATTGCCCGAGAAAAGATCAAGATTTCTTAGACCACGAAAAATCATGGATGACTAAAGCGCAATATGGACAAGAATATCTAGGAGAGTTTATGGATGACTTAACGCAGTTCTTTTCAGAGAAATTAATTAAGAAATGCTGCATTTTAAAGAGAAGTTCTAAAATAAGGGGTCACACCTACTTTCTAGGCGTTGATATAGCACGAATGGGCGAAGATGAAAGCACCTTTCAAGTAATCGATAGGACAGATAGGAAAAACTTAATTCATGTAGAAAGCATAGTAACAAAACACACTTTATTAACTGATACAACTAAGAAAATTCTGCAGTTAGAAGAACAATATAACTTTAAACAAATCTTCGTAGATGATGGGGGGATGGGTGTAGGAGTCTTTGACCAACTCTTAGATGATGAAAGAACACGCAGAAAAACAATAGCTATTAATAATGCAGCCAGACCACTAACTCGAGATGAGAAAAAGAAGAAAAGAGTTATTAAGACAGACATTTTTAATAATCTACTGGCACTCATGGAGCGTGGAGAGATAAAATTATTAGATGATGATGAGGTAATTTTATCTTTAAGGTCAATTCAGTTTGAATACGATGAAAATGGAAAAGCTAAGATATGGGGAAGTTACGCACACATCACAGATGGACTAATCCGTGCTGCATGGGCTGTAAAAGACAAACGTTTAAATATATACATTTACTGAAAAAAGCATGGGAAATATAATTTTATCTGGCTCGGCAGTTATTCTCGCAGGAAAGAATGTTGCGACAGGAATGCCAGAATCAACATGGACATCATGGATTAGTGGTTCAGAGAGTTTTGTTAATCTTGTGTCGAGATATAATTGGAGTGATGCTTTTGCAACTTTAAATGATGATGTTAGATATGTAATAGCGGACACAGTAGCAAGAGATGTTGCTATAAAAGCAATTAATTACGATATGAGTGGATACACTACAAGAATTGAAGCAGAAGATATGGTTAATATTCTAAGAGATGGACTACTAAGAAATGTATCGCTCTTAAGAGGTCAAAAGGAAGTAACTTTCATAAATGGCGCATGATTTTAAGAAATTCCCAGAACTGACTAATAACCAAATGCAAATTTATTATTTCGATAGTCCGCATAAACAAATTACAGAAGATTTCACTGCTAAGGTAGTTAAAGTAACTGATGGAGATACAATAAGGGTTTTATGGCGAGAGCGAGATTTCAACTTTCCAGTAAGATTTGCTTACATAGCAGCCCCAGAAATAAAAGAAAAGGGCGGAAAAGAAAGCCAGTCGTGGTTAGAAGACCAAATATTAGGGGAAACAGTGGATATACTAATAAACCCATTCAATCGAGTAGAAAAATGGGGAAGAATTATTGGCGTCGTTACTTTTATGGGTATTAATTTAAATCAAATGAGTATGGACATGGGCTTCTCTATTCCATTCAGTGAGTTATAATGTTAAACATAAGCCCAATTCCAAGTATCTTTAAGGCTTCACCAGAAGATAATCAAGTATTCAAATCACAAGGTTATAAAGGAATTCCCGGGGATTTATATAACGCTGTTGAGGTTGTAGTAGATGCATCGGGGCAAGGAGATTATTTAACAATAGCTGAAGCATTTACTTTCTTAGGAACAAGTCCCGGGGTAGTTTATATAAAGGCAGGAAGTTATACAATAACTGCAACAATCACTTTACAAAATAGCCAAGAATTAAGAGGGAGCGGTTATGGAACTTTAATAACAACAACTATGGATGCTGCCTTAGTAACAGCGTCGGGAGATAATACAGGAGTTTATGATTTAAGATTAGATGGAAATGTAACTGGCACTGGACAAAGTGGAATATCTGGCGGCGGAAATAACATCACAGTTAGGAATGTATGGATACAAGACATGGGGGGTAATGGAATTGTTGCTTCAGGAAGCACAGGATTTATTGTAGATGGATGCAGAATTTCAAATTGCAATATAAATGGAATTTATTTTGCCCCAGTAACTTTAGGAGCTATTACTAATAATGATATAACTACTTGTGATGATAACGGTATAAAATTTAACCCAGCATATTATAACACTGTTGTAGGTAATAATATTCATAACTGCGGGAGTGCAAGCGTAAGAGAAGGGGGAATTTTAATCGTAGGAATTTCTTTTCAAAATATTATATCAAGTAATTCTGTAAGAGATAATGCAGGAGCTAATGAAACAGGAATATATATTTATAATGATGGAAATGCTCCTTTAGAAAATATAATAACAAACAATCTCTTAAAAAATAATACAACAGATTTAATAAACCAAGGAACTAATACTCAAATAGGACACAATATAGCATCATAAAATGGCAGAAACAAGAATAAGTGCAGCATCGGCAAGCGATTTAACAACCGCTATGACTGACTATTCAGTGGATACTGCAAGCACTGACGGAATATTCGAACAGCCAGAAACAAAATGGCAAGACCAAAACTGGACACAAAACTTTGGTTATTATAAATCAATCCCAGAATTAGCAGGAGTTATAGATGCTAAAGCTACATGGACAGTAGGTAAGGGCTTTAAATCCAAGCCTAATAATTCAGTTATCTTAAACAGCATTAAAGGATTTGGTTATGATACTTTTAACACTATCTTAGAAAATATGATAAGAACTTACTGCATAAGTGGTAACGCTTATTGTGAAATTGTAAGAGATAAGAAAAAGCAATTAATTAATCTAAAACCATTAGATCCAGAAACTATTGCTCATATTACTAACCCAAAAGGAATTATTAAAAGATTTGAGCAAGTATCCAAAGTAAATAAATCACCTAAGAAATTTAGCCCAGATAAAATATTTTACTTAGCTCGTAATAGAGTAGCTGATGAAGTTCACGGGCAGGGAATGATAGATAGATTAGCGCCTATAATTTTAATGAAGAATGAAGCCATGACGGACTACAAACAAATAATGCACTGGTTTGTAAAGCCAAGATGGATATTTCATTTAGATACAGATGACCCAGTAGAAGTAGCTAACTTTAAATCTAAAATGGATGCTGCTAATAATGCAGGAGAAAATATGTATATTCCCAAAGATGTAGTAGTGCCAGAATTAATGGCTATATCTCCAAATGCTACATTAAATCCGTTATCATGGATTGAAAGTTTAGATGCTAAATTTTATGAAGCGGCACAAGTTCCTAAAATCATAGTAGGGGGAAGTGGTGGATTTACAGAAGCAGCAGTTAAGATAGCTTATTTAGCATTCCAACAAACTATCGAAGAAGAACAATTATTTATAGAAGAACAAGTAGGTATGCAGCTGGGAATAGAAATAGAATTAGAATTCCCTGCATCATTAGAGAATGAATTATTATCTGATAAAAAGAAAGATGGGGCACAAAATATAGACCCAAGCGAAACAACCGCCGGGAGCGGACAATAATGACAAAAAAAGAAAAAGTGAATTGGAGAATCGTAAGCGCAGCTATTGCGGGTATTGTAGTTTTAGAAGGCATAGCATTAGCTATGGGTTTTAACGGAACTATTTTAACAATAGCTCTGGCTGCTATCGCAGGATTAGCAGGTTGGACAGCTCCACAATTAAAAATAAAGTAAATAGAAAATGGCAAAAGTAAAAAAGAAAGATACATTTGAAGCGATAGTTAAAGTAGGATATATCCCAAAAGAAGAAAGAGCTACAACTGGAATAAGACCAGAAGAACCAGAACCAGCTCCTACACAACCACCTTTATTAATCCCAGAACTGCCAAAAGTTAATATACCTTCAACAGCTCCATTAATTCCGCCAACTATGGAACCTATACCCCCAGCAAAACCAACAACCCCAGAAGCAGGAAAGGTCACTGGAATAAAACTAAAAGGGGGAGAAATACAAGCAATAAAAGATGCTGAAAAAGCAGGATTAATAAGCTCTGCAACAGCTAATGCATTTTTTGAAAAAGATATGCAAGGAACGATAACAGATAATGACATATCAGTAATTAATTCTTATGCTGAAAGCCTAACATCGGGAACTACAAAACCAGTAAGTGCAGACCCAAATGCTGTAACAGCTAAACAAATAAAATACTTGAAAGGATTAGGAGTAGCATACTCTGAAGGCATATCTAAATGGGAAGCAAGCGCTTTATTAACTAAAGCAATCGCTGATGCAGAAGTGGAAGGGGGAACTACGCCTGCAACTTCGCCTGCAACTACAGGAGATTATGGAGACCCTTACGCATGGAAAACAGGGGGAGACCCAGCAACAAGTGCGCAACTGGCTTATTTAAAAGGTTTAAAAATAGCTCATGACCCAGCAATAACTAAAGCTCAAGCAAGTGTGTTATTAAAATCTGCAATAGAAGCACAGAGTTTAGAAAGAGCAAAAACAGAAGGAACAACTCCATTTACAGCAGGAAGCATAGAAACTAAAGAATTATCAAGAGATGAAGTAAGAGATATTATAGAAAAACACTTTGGTATTTCTGCTAAAAATATAAGGGACATGGATGAACTATTTGAAAATGTAGATTACCAAGAAGCATTAAATTTTGTAAAAGGGAATAGTAGAGAAGCTGGATTAAAGAAATATTTAAATTATATTTATAATGGAGTAGGAGGCCCTGATATGCCAGAAGGAGAAACTATTGTAACACAGCCAAAGAATATTGGAAAGACAGATATTAAAAATATTTCTGGAGATTTAAAAGATGTATCTTTCGTAGAACATATAGCAGTATTAGGATTAACACCTGCGGCAGTTATAGGAAATTCAATACTGGCAGGGTATGAAATTATAATAGGAAGTATGGTCGGGGGAGATGTAACAGGGATTTTTAAGAAAGCTGATGCAGCAGAAATGGCTCAAACATGGTTTGGTAAAGCATTAGGATTAGGAACAGCTGGGGCAATAATTGCTAACATCTGGAGTGCAGGAAGTGCAATAGCAGCATTAGGTTATTTAACTAAAGGGGGGTTAATTGGAACTGTGGCAACTGTATTCGCTGCAAACACTTTTGTATTAGAGCCAAGCGAGTTGGCAACATGGGCAGCAGTAGATAACATAGCAAGCGCAACATCATTCCAAATAAACCAAATATCTTATGGACATTCACAAGGTTTAATAACAGACGAAGAAGCATTAGATTTAATAAACTTAGCACAAAGAAATATAAATGAAGCAAGAAAATATGTAGATACTACAACTATGTATAATCCTAAACTATGGCCATCAAGAGCTATATTAATGCAAGCAATACAAACAGCAGAAGATACAGTTAATGTTCAAAGAATTAAAATGGGATTGTAAGGAGGTAAAAAATGGAAGATAAAGCAGAAGAAATTAATAAAGCAGCTGAAAGGTTAGAGAGAGCAACGGCAGAAGCAAGAGAAGCTGGCGTTGCAGAAGCTGGACAAGAGAAAGAAAAACCAAAAGAAGAAACTCCTAAGGAGTATGCAGACAAAGTAATGAGTGGAGAAACCCCAGAGGCATAAAATGGCTGAAATATTCTTTGTAACAAGAGGACATGCCGACCACGTAGATAAGTTTGTTAATAATATGCGTAGTCAGTATTTTCCTATGAAGTTTAAAAGAAAGATGAAGGATGAAACTGGGAGAGAAATGGACGTTGAAGTTGTAGAAAATATAGATGGACAATTAAGGCCTTATCAGCTTTGGGGATTTGTATGCCCAGAAGAGTTCGTACAACCTATGTGTAATAACTTAGGAATACCAACAGAAGAGAAATGGTTTGACCAAAAACCAGAAAAAGGGGGAACTTCTTTTATGTCAGGTTTTGGAGCTAAAGGTTTTTTAGAAGCTATGCGGCTTGGACTGGGTGCTGAAAAATTACCTAAATTTGATGCAACTAAAGGAACATGGCATAACCCAATATACAGGAGAAATATAAATGTTTTAGGTATTGGTTGGAGACCAGATGGAGAAATTAAGACACCTTTAGGAGAACACGAAGGAATCTAAAAAAAGGCAAAAGTTTAAATAGTTATTCGGTATAGCGATTACATGGCAAATGAACATGTTCTTATGTTGCAAAAGACTTTCCCTATTTCTATGACTTGCGCTAATGGTACTGGTATTGAAAAAGGCTCTGTTCTTGCACTAGCTGACCCGAATACTGCAGCTCTTTCTATTGCTGCTGATGATCCTGTTGCAGGAATTGCTTATACTGAAAAGATTGCTAACGACGGTAATACTCAAATTGCAGTTTTAACTGGTCCCGGAGATGAATTAAAGGGTATTGCTTCTGGTTCAATTAGTATTGGAAACCCATTAGTAACTGCTGTTGGTCCAACAAACAACTATTTATCTGCTGGTGCTATTTCAGGCTCATCTACTATTGGATACTCAAAAGAAAATGCTTCTGCAGGTGAGACATTTAAATATATTCTAAGTATAGGAGTTAAATAATGGCAGACACATTAGGACAAGCTGACTTAAGAGGACTGAATGTTGATAAGTTAGTTAAAGGTTTTGCAGACGAACCTTTTATATTTAAGAATTTCTTAACAAAAACATCGACAAATGCAAGAGAGATTAGATGGTTTTCAAAAGCTGGGGGAGTATTAAATAGCACAAACACTACAGGAATAACAAAATCTCAGATTGCAGGTGTTGCCTTCGGAGCTCTACCACCAGTTGTTGAAGAATCAGTAACAAGAAAGACAAGCTATGTAAGACATTATTTCGTAGAAAGTCCATGGTTTACTTACGCAGATATTAAAGATTCAGACCCAGATATGCTAGCTCAAAACATTAAACAATTAACAAGGTCAGTCCAAAACCAAATAGATTATAGAATATTTGACGCATTAAGTGGAACTTGTTTATTATCTGGAAGTGCTGCTGGGGCAAGTTGGTCAAGTGCAACAGCTAATCCTGTAAGAGATTTATTAAGTGGAAGTACACAAATAGAAAAGAACAGCTATAACACTTCTAATCTTGTAGTATTCATGCACCCACAACAAAAACAAGAATTACTGGATTATGTTATAAATACAGCTGGAGCAAGTATTACTGGTTTTGCTACTGAAAAAGTTAAAGATGGAACAATAGTAAGTATCTTAGGTCAGAGAATAGTTGTATCTAACAACGCTACGGAAGGTTTAGTATTACAAATTGTGCCTCAACAAGCTGCTACATGGAAGTCTTTTACACCTATCACTGCAGTAACTAAAGCAGAACCGGGTATTGGAGTTAAGGTTAGAATATGGGAAGATGGAGAAGTAATATTCACAGACCCTAACGCTGCGTTCTTAACTAAAGGGTGTTAATATTTTTCTATGGCAACTATTGGAGAGAAAGAGATAAGGAATGACTGGCCTGTTGAAGAAGGCATTATTGCAGAAACTACAAAACAAAAAACAGATTCTCCTCACTTAGAAGCTGAAACAAAAGCTATGGAAAGCGGATGGGGAAGTGTGTAAGCCATGGTAGAAGACCACTCTGGCTTTACACTTTTGGGAAATATAAGCGGCTCTAATACTTATAAAGCTCAAAGCATGGCTAACCCAACTGCCGCTCAAGATTATGTAACAAAAGCTTACTCAGACGGGGGAAGTGGAGATAAATTCTTATTAAACACAGGCGACACAGCGACGGGGAATTATACTTTTGATACTTCAACTTTAAAAATAGATTCTACAAATCACAGGGTCGGCATCGGGACGACGGGGCCAGCGGGAGTATTTCATATTGCTAAAAGTGCAAGTAGTACAGGTAATTGGGTTAACATATATAACAATGTAGGGACGGGTGGAGGTACACCCCCAGCAGTAATGAATGCGGGATTGACTTTTGGTTGGAATCCCTCTGGCGGTGGTGGAGATTCTCAAATTTTATATGGAACTGGCTTAGGGAGTGCACCACGCCTAGACTTTGGTCGTTGGAGCGGGTCTACTAAGACGGTTGATGTAACGCTAAAAAACGGCAACGTCGGCATCGGGACGACAAGCCCTACAACTAAATTAGATGTTGTTGGAACTCTCTCGGGGTCAGCAGTATATTCAAGCGGGGGATTTACTGGCACTGGGGCTTATACTAATTTTACAATAGTAGGCGGAATTATAACAGCAGCTTCGTAAATAGAAACATTTATATACTTCGTTACACTCCATAATGTATCATAATGAAAGAGAAATACATTCGGATATACTATAAAACATATAAAGAACTAAGGCACTTATTTCCTGCTGAAAGAGGCGAGAGCGTCGCTGAATACTTCGACAGATTTGTTTCTTGGGTAATAGTTAATAGTGAGGTAGAAAATGATTAAAGATAAAAAACTAAAACTAATAATTGCAGAAAATCCAGAAGAAAGAATATGGTTTCTTAAGAAAGAAGAGAGTGAGAGGCAGCTGAAAGAGATGGAAGAAGCGCTAAAATCAATCCCTGCACTAATGAAATACAACAAAGAAGTAATTAAACTATGTAAGAAGAAACTAAAATGATAACTCTAACTGAGGGATTATTATTATATCTGTGCATAGGCGGAACATTCGCAATTATTATTAAATGGTATCAGGTGTTTATACAATGAGCGAACTTAAAACTTTGAAGGATTTATATAAAACATATCAGGGGAAAGAAGCACAATTTTGGGAATGGGAACTAAGACAAGAAGCGATTAAGCATATTAAAAATAAAATTATAAGAACAACTTGGACAG